AAGCAGTAATGGTTAAAGCTTCAGACGTGAAATTTTTTTAAAAATAAATGGAGAAACAAATGCCTAAAACAATCGCAGAATTAAATCCTAAGTTAGCTAAACCAAAGCCAAAGCCAAAACCAAAGAAAAAATGAGCAAGCCAACTATGACAAGCCTACAAGCTGAAATAAATAATCTTAAATCTACCATAGAAGATTTGAGTTCAAGGCTTCGTAGATTAGAAACAGGAATTTATGCTGGGATGGGTTCTATCATCTTGCTTCTCGCATCTCAAATGTTTATGAGGTAACTCAATGCTTGAAATGCTTTTAGTAGCTAATTCTGCTTTTGCAATAATTAAAAAAACACTAGAAAATGGTAAAGAACTACATTCTGCTGGATCAGCAATTGCCAATTTTATAGGGGCTGAAGATAAACTTAAACAAGATTTACATAAGAAAAAGAATAGTCTTTGGACTAATTTCTTAGGCAAGACCGACAATGATTTAGAAGAATTTATGGCTCTTGAATCTATACGAGTTAAGCAAGAAAAATTGAGGGAGTATATGCAACTTTTTGGGAGAGCCAACCTTTACACAGACTATATACAATTTTGTGCTGATTGCCGAGTGTCTAGAAAAGAAGCACGAGTGAAAGCACAGAAACGAAGAGAGTATATACGAGATATGTTTCTCAAAATTGTATTAGGCATACTCATTACAGCATTGCTTTCTGGAGTAATAGCAGTTCTTTTTATTGTAGCCAAAAAGAAAGGTCTTATATGAGTGCATTTATCTTGGTCTGCTATTTAGGCTTAAAGATGGAAGGAAAAATTTATTTTCGCAACGTCAATGATTGCTTGTCTTATAAAGACAGGTTGAACAATCAAACTGTATTTAAAGGCAAAAAAGAAAAGACTTACCAATGTATGTGCAAACTAGTTCCACAAATAGACGAAAAAAAAGTGAGGGTATATTAAATGTTATCAATGTTAATACCAGCAGTAACAGGCATCTTAGATAAGTTTATACCAGATGCCGATACTAAGCAGAAGTTAAGCCATGAAATAAGTACGATGGCAGAAAAACATCATCAAGAAGTAATGTTAGCTCAAATTAAAGTTAATGAAGCAGAAGCAAAAGGTAATTGGTTTCAATCATCTTGGAGACCTCTTACAGGTTACGTTTGTGTGCTTGGTTTTATGGTCAATTTTTTAGTTTCTCCAATTTGTGCTGGGTTTGGAATAATCATTCCACAAGCAGACACAGCTACAATGCTCCCTGTTTTAATGGGAATGTTAGGATTAGGTTCAATGAGAACTGTAGAACGAATTAAAGGTAAGGATAAAAAATGATATGGCATTGGCTAACTCTATCAAAATTTTTTAGCAAAATTGGGAATTATTTTTATTCCCTTCATGTAACTACACTTCATTCTAAACAACAAAAGGAAAGAGAAATGGCGATTGCTACACACAAAACTAAATCTGGCAAAACAGCTAAGAAAGGCTTGTATTATAATATTAACCAGAATAAGAAGGCTAACACGAGTGCTACAAAAAAGAAAAGTTCAATAAGTCCTTCAGCTTATAGCAATATGAAAGCTGGTTTCCCTAAAAAGAAAAAAACATAATGGACTTATCTAAAAACTTTACACTTGCTGAACTTATTAAATCGCAAACTGCCGATAGAAAAGGCATACCAAATTTTCCAACCGAACATGGTATATATAATTTGCGATTGCTGGCAGAAAATATCTTGCAACCTATTAGAAATAAATGGGGATCTTTTTTAATCAGTTCTGGTTATCGTAGTGAACAGCTTTGTGAAGAGATCGGATCAAAAAATACTAGCCACCATTGTTGTAATAATGGTTATTCTGCAAGCGATTTTGAAGTGGCTGGTGTTGATAACTATGAGCTGGCTACATGGATAAAGGATGAAAGCAACCTACCCTTCTGTCAGCTAATTTTGGAATGTTATAATGGAGAGAAAAATTCTGGATGGATACACATAAGCTACCATCCAGCAGATATTAGAAAAGAATGTTTAACCTATGATAGAACTCAAGGGTATAGAAAAGGATTACTGATTAAATAATTCTTATTTAAAAGCATCTGGACTTATTTCTAATTCTTCATTTGTCATTTTTAAATTGCGAATTTTAAGGTCTATTGTAATTTGACTTACTTCTCCTTTTGTTCCAATTCTCTCTCCTCTACAATCGTGACACATTTTTGCGAAAGGTCTTTTATGTTTTACAGGTGGCATATCTTTAAAACAATGACTGCATTGAGTGTGATGTTTTGCTGTTGTTGGTCGTGCCATAAATAGCTCCTTTCTTAATTAATTATTTTTATACCTCGATGTTTAAAAGGTTCTTTTTGAATCCAGCCACGAAAAACTAATTCATTAAGCATCCTTTGAATTGAGGTTGGACTTTGCCTTTTTTTAATAACTTGCTGATCGTCTATTTCTCCTCTCATAATATCTCGGACAGAAGGATAAACTCCTGTGATATTATAGTAAGTAAGTAAGAAATCATAAACCTGTCGCTGTGGTAAAGTAAGACCAATTTTACTCGACATTTTCTTGCTCCTTTTTAGCTTGTACAGATAGAGATTTATTTAAATCTAATCGGCTTTGCTTAACTTCAGATATAAATTTTTCTGGAAATTGACCATTAATCAATTCAAGGTTTATATGCTCAAACTCTTTAAGCATTGTTCTCTTGTCCTCTGGCTTAAACTTTGGACTTGCATACACAATTCCCATAATAGATTTGTATCTTTCTATGACCTGTTCAATGGTTTCAAAAAATTCAGATGGCTTGTTCATCAACTTCAATTCTATGTTAGGTACTTTAAGAGGTTGTACATCTTCCTCAACACTAACATTCATGGCTGTATTATCGCCTGTGACAGCATCAACTATGTTTTTAGCAAGATCTCCATCATCTGTTATTAAAGGCTGTTGTATGGTTGTTATATTGCTTAACTTTGCATTGTCTGGAAAATCGACTGCTTCTTCTGTAGTAATAATTCCTTTGATGGCATCTGGAAATGCATCTCTTAAAGCAAATCCTCTAGCTCTTTGAGCTAACATTCTATTAGGATAAGTTTTCCAAGCTCCACCTTTCCTCAACAGTCCAGCAGTTTCAGCATCTTTTATTGAAAATTGTCGAACTGTTTCTTCAATAATATCTTTAACTTTTCTTTTAACAGAACAATAAGCTGTGTCCCCTTCCAACCATTCTTTCATTCCATAATAATCTGGATGCTTTTTACACACAGCAACCAAAGCATCTCCCCACAAAGTAGCTCTGCCATTAATAATATTAATATTTGATAGAGCTTGCATAGGTGGTAAGCCAATTTCATATCCCCATTGTATCGCAACTAGGATATTAGCTGGCTTTCCTCGATAAGCATCTGGGACTAATCCAGATTGTGATAATGTTTTTGAAAACTCCATAGCTTCAGTTAAAGACTTAGGTTCTAGCATCGTTAAGTTTGGCATTAATTTTTCTCCTTTAATGAAAATGAATAGCTTTCTTGCATTTCGCCTGTCCCAATCATCTTCTTTTTTTCTTTCAATTTGGTTTCTGAAATGATCTCAAAGTTTTGAAACTTGGCATGAGTTAATCGAAGAGTATCTAAAACATCTTGAATTGCTGATTTGACTTCATCTTTTGTCTTAGACCATTTTCTAGCTTCACTTGAAGCAGTAGTGTAATCAGAACAAAGCTGTTCAAAATCGTGATTACTATTAACCAGCTTCTCTTCTATATCAACTAACTCTGGTTTATCCTTTTCAGAAAATGCTGGATAATCTCCACCAGATTCAATCAAAGACCAAAACTCTGATATTTTTTCTACAATAACTGTACAAAGAGCATCGTTTTTATCGACAGGATAAAAATTTATTCCACCTTTTTGATCAAGACAAGCAACTAGTCCCCAAGTTAATCCAGAGCAGATCATTTGATGATGTACTTGTATTAACCATTCTGGTTTGATTTTACCTTTATGATAGAAATCAGTTTTAATTTCCATGATACCAGTTCCCATAAATGTAACCAGATCTCCATTTGTATCTTCTATTTGAATAGGAACTTCAGAGATTTCAATAACACGATCAATGGAAGCTCCCATTTTTTCTCCGATATTTTGAAAAACTTCTTTAGGTTCATACATAGTAATATTTGAATGAGAATTGAGAATTTCTAATTCTTCTTTTGCCCAATCAGCAACTCCATGTTCTAAATGAGTTCCCCTTCTCAAAGCTTTAGGATTTCTAAAATTTTCAATCCTCTCAACTTTATTTATAGCATCACGATGATTTGTTAGGACTTCTTGATTTGTATTGAATACAGTTTTACCAAGTACAATTGCTGGTGCTTCAGAAGATCCAATTTCATAACCTGTTCTAGTGAGTTTTGGCATCTCTAAGCTCCTACATTATCGTAGTAACACTTATCGTCTAAAGCACAGGCAAACCAAAATAATACCCAGATTTCCAACAACACAAGAGGAATTAAAATTCCAGCATAAACTAACTTCATAAAGGGATTAGGGTTCGCAAAATATACAAAGATAATATATATTATGCGACAAGTTGCTAATATTAATCGTTTAATCCCTTTGTGTGCTTGATTTCGTGTATTTGCTTTTGTTGTACAAAGACTTAACGTATTTATCCTTTGGCTGTAAGTACCCTTCAGTCTGTCTTTCTGGTGGATGGTTATGTTCTCGATGCTTTTTTTCTTGATCTCGTTGTAGACTTTCTCGCATCCATTTATTCCATTGATCTCTGTCTGATGCATGATCTTCTTCTCCTTCTGTGTCAGTTATTATTTTATCTAAATCTTTAAGACCATGAATTGTTTCAAATCCATTATCGCCATATATATATTCTTCTGCACCTCTATTTCGAGGATCGGCTGGTGTAATATTTGCAAATCCATGAGTTAGTGTGTCAATGACATAATGAGCTTGTACCAATTTATCCACTCGTCGCAAAGAGTTAAGTTTTGTTATACGATTTAGTTCATTGTAGCCATATTCTAATAATTTTGAAACAGCTTCAATATGCTGGGGATGAAACATGGGAACTGTCATTCGACGTTGAAATTTAATTCTAACAGAACTAACAGCTCTGGTTATATCATGTTTGTATGTTGTACGTTTTCTATTCGATCCCACTTTGTACTCCTTCGTTAAATTTATAATATAAAAATAAAGTATAAAATCTATACCTATCAAATTGGTACTCAGAATTATTTGACTGCCAAGTTGGTTTGCATTAATTTCTCAAAACTGTTTATTGCTTTAAAAGCATCTCCAATCGTTGATTTTGTAAGCTCTCTTCTCCATATACAATATGCTTCAGTCGTTTCCACAAGTGTTGCAGAGGCTCGACATTTAACCAAATTCGCTTGTCTAGTAACATCGATCCAGCCTTCAGCTTCACAATCTTTTATTATCTCTGAAATCGACTGCCGATTACTGCTCATATCTTTTACAAGTTCTGAAATAGTGTAAACTCTATTGGCATAGACTGCGTAAACCATCCATCTACAAAATGCATTTCTTAAAGGTGTTGCATTAAAATATCTTTGAATTTTATCATTTCTTCTTGATGATTTTGCTCTGTACAATTCCATCTCAACTTCCATAGTTCGTAAGTAATATTCACGAAGCAAATGTTTATGAATTTCATCAGTAGAATTTTTCAGACTTATTGTTTTTAATATATTGGGGAATTCAATGTCGTTTTTTATCATTACTTTTTATCC